AGCGCGTACGCAAGCAAGTCGCCCCACCACACGGAGATCGGGGTGAGCCGGACGATCGCGACCTTCGACGCCTCCTGGAGGTACATGATCCCGAGTAGGCCGAGCCCGGCCGCCTTCTTGTCAAGCTTTCGCCAGCGGCGATAGACCGATCGGGGGAGCGCGTCGCCGGTCATACAAAGAGCCCTCCCCCGGCGACGGTCGTCATGAGTCCGAGAAAATACCACGGCTCGTGCTTGATCGTCCGGATCCCGATCGGGAGCTCAGAGTCGTCCACCTTCTGAGACCTCCCGAGCGGGTGCCCCACGATCGCGTAGGACGCGAGGACGATCGCGAGAATCGCAGCGATCTCCTGCCGGCCCGCCGTCCAGGCCATGAGCTCTGTGATCCCTGCCCCGGCACCAAGGATCGCCGCATGGAGCTCGTTGTACGTCAGGTCGGAGTAATACGGGATGGGGACCGCGACCGCCTCGTTCGTCTCGAGTTGCTCGGCTGCCTCGGACGTCATGCGTCGGACTTACCTCCCTCGTCCTCGTCGGCGTCTTCCGGTGGCTCGTCCTCGATTTCGTTGCCGGCCTCATCCACGGCGCCGTCACCCTCGCCGGTGTCCGGCGGCGGTATGTTCGAGGGGAGGTCCGCGGAGTCGTCGATCTCGAGCGGGTCGGTCTCGAATTCGAATTGCTCCTGGAGGTCCTCGAGGTCAATCCCGGCGAGATCGGCAAATGCGCCGGCTGGGAGGTCGATCCCGCCGTCAGCCGTCTGGTACTTCTGCCACGCGTTTGCGAAGGCAACGAGGTTGTCGGCGGGGAAGCCCTCGCGTCGGAGTGGATTCTCGTCCTTCGGCGGCTCGACCGAGAGTGAGACCTCGCCATCGTACGCGTCACCGCTCGCGAGCTCGTCGGCCTTCTCCTGGAGCACCGGCTCGAACTTCCGTTCGAGGTAACGTCGCTCATCGTCGATCGCCTCCTCGTCTTTCTCTTTCTGGGGGTCGACGACGAACTGGTTGAGGTCATCGGCGTAGGCGATCTGGTACTTCCCGACCGGCATGACGGCGAATATCTGCTCAACGTCGTCCCGGATAGGGTTCTCGAGATCGGGAACCGAGCCCTCCTCGACCTGCACCTCAACGGTGTGGGGGACGAAGTCGACGCGACCGGCGAAGGACTGCTTCTCGCCGCCGCGATCGCCCTGAGACTCGTCGGGCCCGTAGGAGTCGGAGACGTCGCCCTCGGCGTGGGCCTCGGCGTAGTCTTTCGCCTCCTCCATCGACCAGTTGTCCGAGGAGTAGATCCGGTGGGGGTAGCCCGTCTGCCGGATCGCGAAGTCCCGGTCGTTGAGCTTCTGGCGGAGGGCGTCGATCCGCTCGGCGATCGCGTCGTACACCGACGTCCCCCAGACCTCGCCGTCGTCGACATCGAAGGTGAACTTGATGACGTCGTCCGCGGCGAAGTGGATCGGGTCCTTGTCCTCGTGCCCGGGGACGTCCTCGTGGTACTGCGTGTACGCCGCCGCGTCTCCGTCGGGCGTCCGTGGATGGTCTTCGTCGACGTCGTCGTCCGGCTGGACGATGATCGGCTGGCGCTCGCGGGTGTGGATCTTGAACGTCGCTGGATCGAGGGCGAGCAGCGCGACGACCTTGTCGGGGTCGTCCTCGGTGCCGACCTTCTCGACGATCTGGGTGCCCTTCCCCCGGCGCTTTTTCGGAATCTGCTCCATCAGCTTCCGGAGATCGTGTCCGTGCTCGCCCGCGTGGATGACGCAGTTCGACGCCCAGAGCTCAAGGGCCTCCTCGATGTCCTTGTCGCGCTCGCCGTCGGCGTCCTCGACGCGGATCTGGTAGCCCGGCTCCACGACCGAACTCGAAAAGTCGTTCAGCGGCGCCCGGGTGAGCGCGAACCGCTTGTAGTACTCCTGCCAGTACTCGTCGATCTTCTCCGGCGGCGACCGCATGACTGTGTCGCCTGTCTCGTCAGGCGACGTCCCGATCGTGTGGCCGAGCAGGTACGAGACGATGCCGCCGCTGTCGGCCGTTCGCTCGGCATCGACCCGGTGCTCCCCTCGGGGGTCGGGTTCCTGGTCAGTCGGGGTCGATGCCAGCTGCTCGATACCGCCGCGGAGTCGATCTCGGATTCTCATGGGTTTAAGAGGAATCGCTGCGCTCCGACTCGCCGACGTACTCGACATCGACGATCGGGTCCCGCTTGATGAGGTCGCCCTCGAACTGGAACCGAAGGTAGCCCTCCTCCCGGAGTTCCTCGAGGTCCTCATCGTCGACCTCGGTAACGAGGACGCCGACGGTCTCGGACTCATCTGATTCGTCTGTCATGGGTCAGGAAGTGATCAGAAAGGCCTCGCCGTCGGTGTCGTCCTCGTACTCGTAGATACACCGTAGGGCAATCTCGATGGCGTCGAGGCGATCATTATGAGCCGCGTTCGGGAATTGAAGCCACTCCTGGACCTCGAAGTTCCGCCACGGTTGTTGGGTCGGATCCCCAACAATCCGGAGGGTGTCGCCCTCGAAGTCCGCCGCCATATTGTGGATCCGCTCCTCCTTATCGCCCGTAGAGGAGTCACCCTCTGCCGGGATGGGGGAATCGTCGCGAAGGCGCTGTGCGACCCCGCGGTTCGCGTTCTGCTCGACGAACATGTGGTCGACGTCGATGTCCCCGAGTTTACCCTCTGCCCAGTCGGCGGCACCCTTCACGGACATGCCACGGTCCCGGGCGAGCTTCGTGAGGAAGCCGCGCGAGGACTCGATATCCCAGGCGATCACCGCTAATGCCGTATAGTCGCTGTCCTGCTCGGCGGCCTGCTGCAGGTCATCGACAAGACCGAGATCCATACCGGCATACCAGTGGTAACTCGACGCCGGCTTCGGCAGCTCGTCGACGTACGTCAGCCAGTTCGACTCAAACACTTCGCCCGAGAGGGCCTGTGGGTCTTGCTGGTTTTCTCGGCGCCAGATCGGCGTCGAATCGTCGCCGTCGATGATATCGTATAGGAGCGACTCCGGCGGCTTGTGCTCGGGCCAGCAAACCGTTATCTCTTGCTCTGGGATCACCCCGTTATTCGCGAGATTCACTCCAGCCGGGAGAGCGTCGACATCGTCGTATATCTCGCCGTCGTCACCGCGGATTGACCAGGCCCGGTTCTCAACGATCGGCCAGTCCTCCTCGGCGATCGCCGGCGCGACCTTGACGTTCCAGGTCGCCGAGTCTAGAATATCCGTCGCGTAGATGTCCTGGGGATGCTTCCGCGTCCCGATCATCGCCTGGACGCCCCCGCACTCAAGGACCGAGTCCGGGTCAATTAGGTTCTTCGTGTAGTCCCGGAAGTACTCCCGGACGTTACGACGCTGCTTCCTGGTGCGTTGGTTGTCCCACTCGGCGATGTCGTCCCAAACGATGACATCGAAGTGCTTTCCCGTGAGGTTACTCTCCAGACCGTAGCCCGAGATCGTTGGCTCCTTGTGGGTGTTCGTGGCCGTCTCGAGTTCTGTGTCCGGGACTGGCTTTTCAAGTTTGATGCCAAACAGTGGGGCGTACGTCTCGACGTGGTCGACGACCTTACTCGTCCGCTCTTTCGCGAGGTCCGCAGTCTTCGAGATCACCGCAACCCGGAGATCCGGGTGCTGAAGGATCACCCACGTCGGGAAGACCACACCAGCAGCCTCACTCTTCCCGTGTCCCCGGGGCATAAGGCGCGCGACCTTCGTCGCTGCGTGGGGGTAGGTTGCCTGGACTGCCTTCCACAGGGCGTTGTAGAACTCCTGGAGGTGCGGTCCGGGTGAGAGACTGTAGTCGAAGAGCCGCTTCGATGTTTCTGCCGGATGTGAGATCGGGTTCCGTTTCCCGATCGCCTCCACAGCCGTCTCCAACTGAATAGCCTGGCTCATGGGTCGGTCATCGTGTCCGGATCGACGTCGTTGACTTCGTCGAGAATCTCCTGTTCCTCAGCCGTAAGTGTGAGATCGAGGCCATCGGCGATTTCCTCAAGCGCCTCGGCCTGCCGGCTTTCGGCCTCAGTGCTACCGAGACCAAGCACGTTTGCCTCTGAGTCAAGATGCTCACGCTGCTCCTCGCGAGCGAAGCGCTGGCCGATTAGATCGGGCTGATCACGCCGAACACCCACCATCCGTTGCGTGTAGACCGGGTTGTCTGCCATGTCCGACATGACGTATCGTTCGCCAGGACCGATCTGGCGCTTGTCGGGAAGAATCCGAACGACCGTGTCCCGCTCTTCTGCCCAGTCCGGCCAGTCGGGATCATCAAGATCGACGAACTCCCAATCGTTGACCTCAATGTGCTTATCCCGGTCGTTTGTCGTCGTCGCCGGAACCACCGCGAGAATCTTCTCGTCCGTCGTCGCCTCGAACTCCGACTCGCGGGCCCGCTTATACAACTGCTCGTAGCGGTCGGCGATCTTAGCGCGCGCTTCAGCTTGATCGACTGAGAGCGCTTCAAGAACCTTCTCCTTCGGCTTCTCGGCGAGGTAGTCGCGAATCGTCGATCGGGTATAGGATCCGATACCCTCGCGCTCGAAGCGGTCCTGAATCTGCTCGACATCCAAATTGTCGAGATGATGCCACTTCAGGGCGAGAGTTACTCGGCGGTCTCTGGTACTCATAGTGGTAAAGTGTCGCGCTGTGTCGCGACGGGTTTTATAATTTATATACCCAGCCACGGGGGTTCTGGCGGCATCTCCGGTGAGTGTGAAATCTTGTCAACGACCTGGGCAATCGCCGTTATGAATCCGTTTCAATTCACGCCAGCCCTCGGCCGTCCGGATCCCGACGATCGTGACGTCGCCGTCCTCGC